CCACAAAATTCCACAAAAAAACGAGAGAAGCCTGTCCCTTATGGAATGGTTAAAATGTGGGCTGCATTGGATTTACCCGCTCGTGTTATCTGTGAAAAATTGTTAGATGAGTTTGGGGTGAAATACAACCAGAATACTTGCAGCAGCTATATATACACACACAAAGACGAAATCAACGAGATCAAGAAGGAAATGCAAACAAGTTTAAACAATCTACCCTTTGCATCAAAAGCCTCGCGTGTCAACCTGATCGGCACGAAGATAAAGCGACTCATGGAGAATGACGACAAACTCCTTCTCGACTATCTCAAGGCTATGAAAGACGAGATGGAAGGTTTTGAGACCGCCGACGGCAAAGATGACCCGCTCTTGAAACTTGCGGATGCGATCCTGGAGAGTCGCAGAAGATGAGCTACGACTGGAAACCATTCAGCTCAAAACAGCTTGATGTTATAGATGGCTTCGATTCTTTCATCAATATTCTTGAGGGGTCCGTCAGGTCGGGAAAGACAATCGCGGCCAACGTGGCATGGTTGTACTTTGTTCTCACGAATCCATACGATCAGTTTCTCATGAGCGGCGAATCCACAGACTCGCTGTACCGAAACGTGGTTAAAGATTTGGTTAAAACTGTTGGAGACCGCAGGGCTACATACCAGAAATCACCAAAAGGTGGCCCACAGTTAATCTTTCATTCTGGAGCTGGTGACAAAGTCTGTTACTGTCGTGGGGCCGACAAGGTTACTTCGGAAGAAGCAATTCGAGGAATGACAATCGCTGGGTGGTACGCAGACGAAGTCACACTTCATCACGAGACGTTCATCAAACAGGCAATAAACAGAATGTCCCTGCCTGGCGCGAAAGCTATCTGGACCACGAACCCAGATAACCCAAACCACTTCATCAAGAAGGAATATATCGACCAGGCGGGAACGAAGGGCTATCGTCACTGGCACTTCAACCTCGAGGACAACCTCACCCTGGATGAAAGATACAAGGAAGAACTGAAACAGGCGTATTCGGGTATGTGGTATCGCAGATTCATTCTCGGTCAGTGGGTCATCGCAGAGGGGATCATCTACGATATGTTCTCGGAGGAGAAACACGTGGTGGCAAGCCTTCCGGGCTCTCTGAGTCGAAAGTACGTCGCCTGTGATTATGGGACTGGAAATCCCACAGTCTTTTTGGCAATGGGGGATGTGGGTGAAAACACCTTCATTTTCTCAGAATATTACCACTCAGGAAGAGAGACCGGGAAACAGAAGACCGACACCCAGTATCGAGAAGATCTCGAAGTCTTTCTCCAGAAGAACGAATTTGAGAAGCGAACCACGGAGATCATAGTCGATCCCTCCGCGGCTTCTTTCATTGTGGAACTTCAGCAACATGGCTTCAAAGTTACTCAGGCCAAAAACGATGTTCTCGATGGAATTCGCACCGTGGCCAACAAGTTGGATAAAGGTTACATCAAGATTCATTCTTCCTGTAAAGAGACAATCAAAGAGTTCTACGGTTACGCCTGGGATGACAAGGCGGCCGAACGTGGTGAAGATAAGCCACTGAAAGAAAACGACCATTGTATGGACGCTCTCAGGTACGGGATCTTCACGAGACCGAGAAAAATCACCGCCGGATACTCGGCGTGGAGGTAATGCTATGACACTTGACACGATACGAGAACTCATAGAACTGAACGGCAAAGTAACGTCACAAATAATCGCTGATCTCATAGACGAACACAGCGGCAGACATGAGACGATGAAGAGCCTGTATGAGAGATATAAAGCGTCTGAGGCCGGAGTACCCATATTCATGCGTTCGTATTCGGTCACGGACGACACGAAGATAAACAACAAGCTGAACAACGACTTCTTCTCGGAGATCATCGACACGAAGGTCGGGTACTTCATGGGGGTTCCGGTAGTGTACGAAGCGAACTCGAAAGACTTCGAGGACTTCGAGTTGAGAAACCGGCTGGAACTCCTCGACTCGGAAACCGTGAAGCTGGCCACGATCTGTGGCACGGCCGCGAGACTTCTGTATGTCGACACCGAGGCGAAGATTCGCGCTATGAACATCTGGCCCTGGGAATGCATCTGGGTGATGGACCGCTCTATCGACGAGGTCCAGTTCGCTCTCAGATACTATGACATGGAGTACGTGAAACCTGACGGTTCGACGGAGACTCGCGAACGGGTCGAGTGGTATGACAAAGAGAAGGTAACATACTACATCAAGACCGAGAATGGCTACGTCCTGGACGACACGGAAAAACTTAATCCGCAGACTCACTTCTTCAGTTATGTTCCTCTGATCGAGTACCCGAACAACCTCGAACGTCTGGGTGATTCTGAGAAGGTTCTCAGTCTCATAGACGCTTACGACCGTAAAGAGTCAGACCTCGATTCCGAACTTGAACAATGGAGACTGGCGTATATGAAAGTTCTTGGTGCGGAACTAACGAAGGAAGTCATCAAGGAAGCGCTCAGGACCGGGGCTTACAATTTGCCGGACGGTGCGGACATGGCCTTCATCGAGAAGAACATCAACATCGAAGCCGTGGATTCACACCTCAATCGCCTCGAGACAAACATTCTCAGATTCTCGAAGTCTGTAAACTTCGCCGACAAAGAATTCACAAGCGACATCTCGGGCGAGTCGAGAAAGTACAAGCTCCTGTCGCTTGAGAACAAGTGCATTACGACAGAGCGACAGTTCTCGGCGAGCAATCAGAGAATGTTCAAGGTCCTGGCCTCGGCTCCGGCATTCAACCTTGACTGGCTGAATGTCACGCAGAGGTTCACTCGAAACCTTCCTGTCAGTCTGGAGAAAGACGCTCAGGTCCTCGCCACGCTCAAGGGGATCATCCCTGACGAGATACTTTATGGTCTAGCTTCGTTCATTGACGACCCCAAATCTGTGATTGAGATGATGGACGAGCAGAGAGAGAAGCAGATGAACTACTACCCGCCTGTGAACCTCGAAGAGGATGAGGACGATGGCGAGACTGACAACTAACGGAGCGTTCGGAGACTTTGACAGATGGTATGAGGGGTTCACGAATCGACAGCTCAAAGAACTGAAGGGTGCATATAAAGACTCACTATACGATGTGAAGAAAGAACTTGAAAAATACTACAAGCAATTCTCGAAGAAAGGCGTACTCACACTCGCGGATATGCAGAAGTATGACCGTCTGAGAAAGATGCAGAAAGATCTTGACGTCGCGATTCTCGAACTCTCGCGCAATCAGGCGAGAGAGGTCCAGACTCTTCTCTCTGAAGTCTATTCGGAAGGCTTCAACCGCATGGGTTGGATCGCAGAACAGGCCACAGGAATCAATCTCAGATGGTATCAGCTTCCGAAAGACTACATCAAAAAGGCGATTCAGAATCCAGTCTCGGGTCTCACACTGAACGAGATTCTTGAAAAGAACAGACAGGAGATTCTATGGAGTATCCGGCAGGAAGTAACACAGGGTCTCATCAAAGGCGAGAGTTACTTCAAGACCGCGGACCGGCTCAAGACAGCGCTTGAGAACAACTATGTCAAAGCTACCAGAATCATATGGACCGAGAGTCACAGATGTAAGGAAGAGGCCCAACTTGAAGCCATGCAGAAAATGCAGGAGAAAGGCGTCGAAGCCAAGAGAATGTGGGTGGCCACACTCGATAGCAAGACTCGTGACACCCACAGAGCACTCGACGGTCAGATGGAAGACAGGGACGGATACTTTCACATACGCGGCTTGAAGACGCAGGCCCCGGGGATGTTCGGGATCGCGTCTGAAGACATTAACTGCCGGTGTACGACCATCTTCGTGTTTGAGGGCAGTGAGCCGCGCACGAGAATGATTCAAGGCAGGGGAATAAGTGACTACATCACATATAGCGAATGGAAGAAACAGAAGGAGGGGTAAGTTTGAGAAAGGTAACACTGGACCTGACGGCACATGAAATGCACGAGATAGTCAAGGCTCTGGGAGAGAGAAAATCGGAGTATTCGGCAGAGCTGTATCTGAAAATGAAGGAAGTGTTCTACAACTGGAGCAAGCTGCCGGAAGTGAAAGAACCGGAGCATCCAGATTGTAAGTGTATGGCAATCATATTCACAGATGACGATGAAATCAGTGAGAAAGAAATAGACAGCTTTGCAGAAAAAGTTGCTGAGGTTTTCGACCAGAAAATAGCAGAAACCCCGGAAGCAAACGATCAAGGTTACCTAAAATAGGGCACGCACTTTCTTCATTCTCACCTCCCTGCCCCGGTGCCTATACGCCGGGGCCTTTTCATGAACAATACAAAACACTCTGAGGGCATGTGGCACTCTGAGGGACAGGAGATATATATATGGCAAGCGAAGAACTAACTAAGGCACTGGAAACAATCAGCGCGAACCTTGAAGCACCGGAAGTAAAGGAATTCACATCGAAGTTCAACCCGTTGGCGAATATTACAAAGGA